GGTCGCCATTGAAAATGGCGGTGCCATAGTTCCGAGCAATCGGAATCTGGCGGATTGCACCAGCATAAGGTAGGCCGTTCAGTTCATTGATCGGCTTGAAACCGTATGCGGCGTCAACAAAGGGGTAAGCCATGTTGGACTCCTAAGATGATTTAACCACGTCCGAACTTCACCTCGGAACGCCGCTCCTTGAAGACGGGCATCCGGGGGTCGTTCTCGCGCATGAAGGCGTTGTCGACCGACTGCATCTGACCATCAGTTTGACGCTGATAGTACGAGTTGCGTTGTTCGACAAACTCTTTGGGTGTTTTGCAAAGCAAGAGGCCGCCGATCTCGATGCTGTCTGGGAACCGGGGCTTGTCCCCAGTTGCCATGATCTGGATTTCGGGATGCTCAGATGCCTTCACAGGCTCCCAACCTTCGCGGAGTTTTGCGGAAACATGGCCTGGATCGGCGGTACCAAGGGTACTAATCCGAATCCAACGGAACTCGTAGCCGTCCTCGGGGTTGGGGCTCGGCAGCAGTTCAGGAAGCATCCACTGCTTGGGGCGCTCCATCTTTGCTCGGGTATCCAATTCACGGGGGGTACGTTCAGCCATTTTGCTTCCTCATTTCTTCCGCAACCGCACGGGCGTACTGCTCATTCGTCAGTCCGAGCCGTTTGGCGATGTTCACTTGGGACTTGGTCAGCACGATCTTTTTGGGCGCTGTGCTTCGGTTCGCGGGGGCAACTACCGGTGATTTCTTTGACTTCTCGGAGGTAAACGCATCCGGGAAGATTTGCCGCATACGTTGGTCGATGCGTCCAAAGTATTCATCACTCGCCAGTTTTACCCCACTTTCCACAAGTTTTCGATGCAGTGTCAGAGCAACAGCCGTCATCTCCTCGTTTGGCCCAAACCAGGGATTGGCATCTTGCCACGCGGCTGATTTAGGATCGAGGACTACCGGCTCTTGTTGAACTGGTTGTGGTGCGGGTTGTACCACAGGTTTTTCAACTTGAACAGGGGCCGGTTTGAAATTATTGACTCGGTCTGCTCGTATCTTTGCGGCTGTCAAAGCCTCCTGGGCTTCAACGATTCCTTCCGAATCCCCTGAGTCAAAGGCTTCTTTGTACTTTCGCCTAGCCTCAGAAAGTTCGTTCTCAACAACCTTCTTGGCTTGCTCAAGCAATACCTGCTGAGTTTGTCCTTGCGAACTCTGGAGTTTTTTGTTCTCCTCCATGAGTTGCTGGGCAAGGCGCAAAGCCTCCTCCCGCTCACGGAAAGCGGCCTCTTTTGCGCGGCGCTCTTCGTGGTAACCCTTAGAGAAGTGCTGGATGCGTTTCTTGACCCCGTCTGAATACTGGGCCAACTCATCATCCGTAACTTCTGCCGGGGGCTCCTTCATCGGAGCGCGGTTTTGATCCTCTGGCGGGGTATCGTCAACCACTTCAACTTCAGGTTGACTTTCATCCTCGACTTCAAACTGAATTTCTTCCTGCTTCTTGTCCTCGACCTTTTCGTCCGGGAACTTGAATGCTTCTTGATCAAGCGGCATGTGATCCTCCTTAAACGCGAGAGATGCCACGCGGGTCTTGCACCACGGCTTCCACGCTGTCATCGTTGATGATGCGGAACTCACGCCCGTGAATCTTCACGCGGGTGCCCGTGTTGGGTCGTACCAGAACGAAGTCCCCAGGCTTGCACGACGGCCCACTGGGGAATCGGGTCTTATCGCCGTAGGCGTCCGGCCCCATCTTCATCACAAACAGCACAGGAGACATGACTTCCTCGAAGTGCATGGTCTGCCCTGACTTGACGATCCCACTCTCATACTCACGGTCGATCTCTGGGAGAACGCACAGCAAGTGGTACGTTGCGGGTTCGGGAAGTTGCTTGGCCTTTTCCTCTGCCGTTTCAGGCAGGGTAGTCGGCACGGCGTCTTCGCCGGTACTCAGGAGGATTTCACTCATCTTCGTTTTGCTCCATCTTTCGCACGAGGTCGGTGATAAACATGTGTGCGGTTGAGAGACCCCGGACCTCACCACACATACTGCGGTACTCGGCATAGTCCCGAGCCGCACCATCTACGAGGGCGCGGGCGATGGACTCCCGGTGCTCCTCAATGTCTTTCAATACCACGGAAAACGCAGTGGTTGCCATGATCATTCCTTTGTTAAATGTTCTCGATACACATCCTGATTGATGGTTTCTGCTTTGTAATCAATGCCGCAGAACGCAGCATAGTCAGCAATCGTCCTCTGATTGCCAAGCCCATAGATTCCTTTGAGATCGCCAGTCAATACCTGCCTGACGCGCTTGAGAGAGTGCAACTTCAACTTCTCCCAGTTCTCGTGGCGCTTCTTATCGGCGTGGCATTCCCAATGCGCCACTCGGTGGTCGCGGTCCCAGTTGTGATAAATGGGCATGTTGGGGACATAGAAGATGTCCCAGCCGTGCGTGAATGAGCGCAGCGTGATGGTCTGCTCCTCGCCCTCAAAGTAAATCTGAGGGTCGTATGGAATCTCATCAACAAATTTGCCCCTGGAGAACAAGCATCCAGCGGCTGTGTACCACGCCTTTACGGGCCTTTTGATTGGCTCTGTCTGCGCCGCCACCATAAGAATTAGCGCATCGTCACAGAACTTAACCGGAGGCTTGAAGATGTGGACCTTTGCCCCGTCCTCAATTTCCCTAACCGGCAAACTTTTCTCAAACCAAAACTTCTTGGGATACCCAGAAATGATTGGCTTACTGGACTGCTCTTCCAGTGCCTTGGCCTGCCCAATAAACCACTCATCCCAGTGCATGTCAAAGAGCATGTGGGAGTCAATCTGGAAGTACCAATCTTCGCCCTGGTAAAGCGACATTGCCAATGCTCTGGCCCAGCAAACGCCGCGCGAGTCCTCGGGTTCAACGCCGATATACCGGATGTACTTGCGCGCAAGAAGGCCGGGGTTGATTCTCCTGGCCTGCTCTCTTTGCTCTACAACACCGAATGTGATTCTGTTTGGGTACTTTGCTTTGGCTAACGCATCAGCAATTGTGGCTTTCAACAGGTCATCCTGATAGGCCGCAACGCTGATAAAGATCGTTTCCGTGCTCATAGGCCAAAGAGTTGAATCGTGTTCCGAACCGGCGCGTCGGGCGTCGTCTGAAACACACAATGATCAAGCGGCGTGACGATGTAGTTGGCGTGATTGAATTCAGGTTTTAGACACTTAACTTCAGCGCCTTCTTTCCAAGCAAAGTACCCGCCGTAATTCTCATCCCAATACTCATTGAGATGAATGGTCATGCCAAACTTCCATGAGTGATCTTGGTGCCAAGTGATGTAACTGCCCGGCATCATGCGGTGATATACCGCGTAGATGTTGGCGTACTTGTTCAACTCTGGGTGAGCAACTTTGGCTTGAGCCGCCACCTCTTGTCTCAAGTCTTCAGTCAGATCAAAGACCAAGATGGCCGCGCTTGACCTAATCAATTCCTTTTGCCATGAGGTGTAGTTTGTCCGGCAAGAGGCTTGAGTATTTGTATATGCGTGCAACCGCTCAATGAGCGGCGCACTCAACACATCCCTGAAACTTTGGACGCTCACTGTTTCACCGCGCCTTTATTGGGACGGGGCTTCATCACCGTCTTGATCATCTCAGCGCGAAGTTTCTTATCGTTTTGCTGCGCTTGGGCGGCAAGACGGGATTTCTCCTTCTGAGTTTCAATTGCGATGCGCTCACGTTCAAGCCGAATCTTTTCCTGAGCAATAGCAAAGTCGCGCTGGCTATCCTGCTCCTTGCGTTGCAGTTCTTGCATACGCAGTTGCAGTTCTGCCTGCTGCATTTGCAGCATCGGGTTCTGTGCCATCTCCTGAGCCTGGGCTTGTTGAGCCTTGCCCATATTGCTTTGCAACAACTGCTGAGAAGCCTGGGCAACCAGACGAGAAAGTTGCACTTCAGTCTGCTCATCCAGTTCAGCATCAGGCGGCGTCAATGGAACACCCAGTTGTTCTTCAACCTGCTGACGGTATGCAAAGGCCATGTGCTCTGAAATGTGAGCCATGATGGCCGCGCCCATCTGTTGAGCCATTGGAGATTGACCAATCATCTGAGCCACCATCGGGTCTTGCATCAACGCCATGTGGGTGGCGATGTGAGCCTGATGATCTTGATAGATGAAGGCTTTTGTAGGTTTGCCCGTCAGGAAAGACATGTTCTCGCTGATCGGATCGCGGGGCTTTTGGTCTTCCTCAACAGGGACCAACTTCTCGGCATTCTTGATGCCAAGAACTTCCAACATCTGCCGGTGCAGGTTGGGAAGGTCATAAATTTGAGGAGCGCCTTGAGCCAACTGGAGAGCGGCTTGGTACTGCATGATCCGCTGCGCCATCGTGGAGGCGTTGGGATCAGAGACCGGGATCACCTCAACAAGATCGTAGTCCTCTTGCTTGGCAGCGCGATTACCTCCCACTGGAACGTAAGAGTAATCCGGCGGCATGTAGTCCCGAATGATCTGCTTGAGGAGTTTGAACTCCATCTTCAGGCTTGCATGCACGCGAGCCTGAACGGCAGACATCGTCTTGAGTTGCCGCTCAAGCAGAGCCAGCGTCGTTCCAACGGGAGCCTGGGCCGACATGTCGCTGAACTTGAGATCAGCAATCGCAGCAAGGCGGCGGCCTTCGTCGGTGATCTTCTCAAGAAGCATCGACAGAACTTGGCTCGGCTCCTTGTACGGCAGCGGCATGATGTTGTCACGCAGCGCACCAGAAGGAATGTCTACATCTCGGAACTCGCCCGGAGCAATCGGTGTGTCGTCACCTTTGACTCGCAGACCCCGGGTCTTTAGACCGCCGGGAAGGTTAGACAGCGTGCCCGCGTCTACCAGTTGGCGAATAATCGCGGTCCCTGCACGAGCATAGCCACCAATAATATGAATGAAACCAAGCCCATAAGCACCAAAGCCAGGGATGTAAGTGTACTGAACGAAGTGCTGTCGCTTGAGTTTTCGGCGGTCTGACTCTTCCCAGTTTCGTCGGATAGACAAAACGGTCTGGGTTCCCCGTTCGATGGTGATGACGTAGGGTAGTCCGATTCCGGTTTCTTCTCCATCATCATCCGTATCCTCATAGCCCTTCAGATTCCAGTCAACGTGAATCTCAAGCACCTGATACCGATCATCGTCGGTGAGGGTGTAGCCCTGCTCTTCCGCTTTCTTCTTCTCAATGTCTGTAAAGATTCTGACCGGCTCGCCCAGTTCTGTTTGGCGATAGAAGCCAGCGGCCATCAACTTGTTCAGATCATTCTCGGTCTTACGCATCACATGGGTGACGCGCTCGGCTGTATATACGTTAGCCGCTCCGTAGGGGATGATCAAGTCCTCTGCCTGGATGTAAGCAGCGATTTGTCGGCCAATTGAAGGATCAAAATAGACCTTCTTGAACGCAGCACCGGCAAGACCCAGCGAGTACAGCATCCGCTCATGCTCAGGACGGTACTCAATCATCTCGTCCGTGAGCCGGTAATTCATGTCGTCTTTGACACGGTCTGCGGCTTCTTCATTCTTCCGGGTCACTTCACCAATGATTTGAGTCTTCACCGGACCCTGGGCCGGGAAAGTCTCGGTGATCATTTCGGACTGGAAGCGAATGGCCGCTTCGGTCAGGATTGGAGAGTAGACACCACAGGCGCCAAGCCAGGGTTCTGCTCGTTCTTCGTACTTCATGCCAAGGACTTCGAGTCCTTTGACATACATGTCGGCCCAGTCTTTGCGACTGTTGATGTCCGCGTCTACAAGACCAACAAGATCAGAGGCCAGAGACTGAAGGTCGCCTTCTTCCATGTACTCTGCGAGGTTGGCATCAAAGTCTTCGGCAGTCTCTGCTTCTGGCTCCAACTCAATCTCCAACCCGCCCATCCCGATCTTGACAGAATCGGGGTCTTCAATTTCAATCTCAACCATTGGTTCATCTCCCATCTCTTCTGGGAGGAGGGGAACCATTGCCGGGTCGATATTGGTTGCCATATAAATCCTCAGTAATATGCCGCCTTGCGCGGCTGAACGAAGGGTTCATCTCGCTCGTCTGATTCGAGTTTGATCAAACCACCGGACCTAAAGCGAAGCATAGCCTGTACGGTCGAATCCACCAAGTCGTCGTGCTCCGCATTTGGGAAAGCGGCCATCTGTTCGACCACCTCGTGAGCCCATCTCCTGTCGGGAATCCACACTTTTCCTGATCTGAAGATGTCGGCCACTGAACTCAGGCGGGCAAACTTGTCATTTGGGACTTTTTTCGTCCCTCTTGTTGGGGTGTACTCAGAAACAATAAGCCCCATCGCCCGAAGTTCGTACACAAGCGGTGCCCCGGCGGCTTTTGCTTCAATCAGACACACATCGGGTTCCCACTCCTTGTACATCTCGTAGGCTTTGTCCTTCAGTTCGGGGAATTCCATCCGTTTTTGGAAGGCGTCCAACAAGATCAGGTGGGGATCGCGTTCATTCTCGTCTTTATTGAAGACTCCCCAGGTCGTACAGGCCGAAAAGTCGGACCTTTCGTTCTTCGTGAAGGCCGTATCCCAGGATTGGATGATGAATTCGCACTGCGGAGGGCTGTCTTTCTCCCAAATCTGCCACCACTCCCGCTTGATCATCGCCCCTTCTTCGCCAGTCGGGGTCTGCTGGTACTGGGCGTTCCATTTGGAGATCGGAAGTTCGGCTTTTAGGTCTTCTAAGAGATTCAACGGCCAAAATTCAGGCCAAAGTGGGTTCCCCGAAGGAAGAATCGCGGGGAATTCGATGACTTTCCACTCCTCATCCTTGCCTCTTTTGGCCGAATCCTTGAGAACCTGACCAATCAAGTCCCGATCCGACCACCTCGTAGCGATGATGATGATCGCTCCCCCAGGCTGAAGGCGCTGTCTGGGGCCAGAGGTGTACCACTCATAGGCCGAATCATAGATTCCAGGGTTCCCAGCGGCCAAAGTCGCCTCTTGTTCCGAATGCGGATCGTCAATGATCACCACATCCGCACCTCTACCGGTCATGGTTCCGCCCACACCGATAGCGAAATACTCCCCACGGTCATTCACAGCCCACCGGCCCGCACTCTTGGAGTCCTGTCTCAGCCGAACATTCGGGAACACCTCGTGGTACTGCTCCGAATCCACCAGATTTCGAACCTTCCGGCCAAACCCCACAGCCAGTTCCGACGTATTGGAGGACTGCATCACCTTCTTGTCAGGGAACTTTCCAAGGAACCAAGCCGGAAACAAGAACGAACCAAACTCCGACTTCGTGTGCCGAGGCGGCATGCTAATAGCCAGCCTCTTGATCGACCCATCTGCTATACCCTCAAAGGCTTTTGCCACCACCGCATGGTGTCTCCCCGAGATAAACCCAGGCCACATCTTCTTCACAAAAGCCAAAAACGACCCCTGGCACTTCTCCCTCTCAAGAGCCGCCTTGTACTCATTGACCTGATGGAGCAATTTCTCCTGATCGGCCACACTCAACTGACTGATCAAATCGTCTAACTTCATTCCAAATTCCTGAAGTTAATGTACACAGGCCGGATCGTCCTCCCAGCCCCCTCCATCTTCTTCACCACCCCCAACTTCACCAGCCGGTTCACGATCTTGTGAACCCCACTCACCCCGCTCCTACCTGTTACATACGCAATCTCCCTCACAGTCGGGCTGTACCCAAACCGCTTCCACCACTCATCAATCGCCAAAAACACTTCCTTCTGCGCCGGGCTCATCTCCACCTCCATACACTCACTCTCACTCCTGTCCCCCTTGCGAGCCCTCAACTCCCCTATCTGCACCCGTTTCCGCAACTTATCCACAGACTTATCCACAGAAACTGTGGATAACTTTTCCTCTCCGGTCGGTACTCTTTGGTGTACTTCGGCCATAGAAAGTGAGGAAAACGTTGGGAGGAAACAACAAACTAATGGAAATTTCCATTAGTTTTGAGGAGGTGCCTCATTTTTAAGCAAATCTAACTCTGCCGGGGGGTCTCCCAAAAATGATGGGGTGGGGGTAGGAGTCCCGCCAGAAAAAGAAGGGGGGGTGTCCCCAAAAATCGCGTCTTCGGCAGAGGAGGGGAAATCGGAGGGGGAAGAGGATTGTTTGGGTAGGATAGTATGTGTAGGGGGGCGGGGGCTACTGCTGACAGGATCGGGGGGTGGGGTATGGGTGGGGTCGACCTCCCCCCGGCTTCCGGATAGTTCGGCCAGCAGGGAATCCGCTGCGCTGTCGATTACCTCGGCGTCATCCGCCTGGGCTTTCAGCATATCGCGCAACTGGGCCATGACTTGTGCGCGCGCGTCATCACTAGATCGAATGGTGCGGACTTCTTTCCGTTCGGTGAATGCTGCCACCTCGGTTACCGAGCCCAACACCTTAGCCGCTGCGGTTATTTGGCCGGGCTTAGATTCCGGATCAGTGATTACTTTCACCAGGGAATGAATCACCAGGGAACGCAGTCCTGCGGGGGTTTCATATTCCGCCGCCCTTATGGCCGCTTCGATAGCGTCTATTTCAGCAGCGATGCGGGAATCGCGTTTCATGCGGCTGGCTGCATCCCCTGCGGTTTTGGGTTTGGCATTGGGTGAATACACGGCCCGATAGGCTTCTGCACCCTTTGCACCTTTGGCAACTTCCAGGGCAAAGCGGCGTTGTTTGGGGGTCAGTTCCCGGTTTACTTCTTTTCCTAGCAGTAGGGAAACGGGGACAGTATCCAATGCTTCTTTTACTTGTTTACGGGATAACTTGGGTGCTTTCATACTGAGCCGCTGCCCTTCGGGCTGAATCAAACCGCCGCCATCATAGGTGAACAACGGGAGAACATCAATAGCCCGCGCCTATCCACCCTCCCGCACCGATAAAAACAATTCAATGGACTGGTGCATCCTGACTGCTACATTGTCACCCGTGCTGACTGTCAGCACTAACCGGAGCCCTCAGCATGGAAACCATCACCCTCAGAACCGCGCCCGAAGTCTCGGCCATCATTCGCGCCGCTGATCCATCCTATCGGAAGCAAAAAGCCGCGCTCTATGCCCGCGAAAGTCTCGCACTCTCGGGAACCTACTGGGATGGCGGGAGCCGCAACACCTATACCGCCGTTGACCTCTCAACCCTTCGGGCCGTTGCCGCGCCCCAGTTTGACCCTCCGCAATTCGGCGGCGGCGATACCCGGACTGTCGCGATCCCCGAGGGAATCGCCATTGTTCGAACTGGCGTTTTTTGCGGCAAAACCGCATATGCAGCCGTTTACCTCAACCCGGCCAACATGGCCCGCCTTTTGAAGTAATCAACCCGGAGCCCTCACCATGCAAACCGAATTCCCTACCCTGCGCGACAA